ATACTGCACATTGAAATATATCCGTTTACCGTCTATCCACGGGAAAGCCCTTACTTTGTATGAACCAATCCATCTATCTAATTCCATTTTCGTTACCTCCTAACCACCATGAAAGTTGTTTGAAATGTTGTATATTTTTTTATGCTTATTTTTGTAAACCACCATCAAAGTTGTTTACCCGTCATTTTCCTGAGCTTTACGGCTTGTTCATGGATCCTCTTTTCGTTTTCACTTTTTCTGCAGTTACGCTTTTTCATGCATATCCTCCTTTTTTTGCGTACTAAAACAAACAACACTGCTGATAATTTTCTAATGTTGAAATATATTCATCTTCCCAAGCCACACCAATGTAATCTAATACTCTACCCCAACCGAATTTTTCTCCTGTCTTTTCATCTGTGCAGCATCTGTACATCCAATACTCCCACTCTTTAGGGTTATCTTCTCTGAGCCTATCAAATCTGTGGGGACGCTTTTCAAGATGAATTCCAAATCCACACATGCTGCATCCTGTTCTCTGTGCCTTTGTAGTGTATAGCGTACCGTCTGGTTTTCTCTTGATTTCTCCGTATATTTCAGGCACCGGCACGTCTAGCTCAAGGGCTAGTTGTAACAAGTCTTGCCGGTTGAATATAGCGAACGGGCAAGAGCGGATTACAGTTTTCCCAAAATAGTTACACCCATTTAGCATTAGTGATTTCTGCCTCCGCCCCCCTCAGAAGCCATAAGCCCAAGGAACGGTACACTATTATGCTTTTTTGCCCAGTCGTCGCATGGCTTTTCTTTGAGGTAATAGCAACATTTTGCAGATACCTTGAAGGGCGCTATCTGATAATTAACTCCCTCATTCTCGTTTTCATGCCCTCCAAACAATTCGAGCCATCTCTGTGGCAACTTCATCCTAGTGTCCTTTCGGTATCCTCCATATTCACCCGTCTCACCAGTTATAATCGCATGCCTTACCGTGGCGTTATTCGGTGACGGATTTTGTAATAACTCAATTTTTGATGCTATTTCTTTCGAGAGGACCGGGAAGCCAAATTCGTTCAAAACCTCAACCTTTGTCTTATATGGAGCGATTTTAATTATCCCAAGCTTTTCATGTACTCTCTGTATGCTTTTATCTTCCAGAATTGAAACTGAGATGCCTGGCACATCAATTCCTATACTTTTCAGGAATATAAACATGGTGATACTATCTAAGCCGCCTACCGAAACATGGCAATTCAATCCGCGTTTTTCACATTCGGTTACGAATTCCCAAGCTCGCACATATGCATAATTTTTTTTGAAGTTATAATCCTGTTGTTGCTTAATCCTAAAATCAGCAATCCTTTTTTCAGCACCTATCTTTTCCATCCTCTCAAGTACATTCTGTCCCATATTTCAAATTCCTCACTTTCTATATCTTGTAGGTTCGCATTCTCCTTATATACCGCATCTATTAAACACTTTTTCCGGGCATGTGCCGTCATTCCACGGTTTTAGGTGATATAACTCACCTATAACCTCTTCATCGCTAACTATTGTTTTGAAAGCCTTCTATCTGGGCCGCCTAAAAGAAAATATTCGCAATGCCCGGCAAGTCTGCTTACTATTGCTGGTCCATGGTTTCCGTCTCCAAAACGCTGCTCCAGTTCCTCAATTCCGAAGTTGCTGCTAATTACAATTGGCCTACCGTTACGTACCCTCTCGTCTATAATGTGGTAAAACCTTTCGGGTCCCCAATCACTCCTGAAACTTTCCTTTCCAAGGTCATCCCATAGCAGCACAGGTACATTAGCGTACTTCGCCAAGACCTTAATTTCGCTTTCTTTGCTGTCGTCATTGTATGTCGCCTGTAAATCCTTTAAGAAATCCACTGTTCTAGCATAAAGGCATCTTACGCCTTCTCGGCATAACCTATGAACTAAAGCATGAAGCGCATAGCTTTTTCCTGTTCCATTCCCCTGAGGATTATTTTCATCTTTTTGTGCTCCAATGTAGACACCGATTCCCTTTGTATAATCCCAGTTCTGTAAGTATTGGTATAGCTCCTTGTTATAACAATCAATCTTCGCAGCTTCAAACGTATGTTTTAGTTCTATGCCTACAAGACGACTTTCCCTTATAAGTTTTCTATACATTACTTCTCCCCAACAATCACTTACTTCGTATATGCATTGCACTGGAACAGGTTCAGAAATATTCACTATTCGGACACCGCATTTGCAGTCGTCGCATGATAAATACTCAAAAGGGCACTGTTCCGGCTGTGTAACTTTCTTTTTTATCTTAGGAGCTGCTCCAAACATTTTCTTTCGTGCTTCTAAATCAGCTAAGATTCTTGATATACGTTCCTGAATCTCGCCGTCAACCAATTGGTTTTCCGCTGCCTGCATCCCTTGCAAGTCCTGCAAACCTGTTCGGCTTGTCTGCCATGGTAGATTTTGTTTTTTCAGTATGTTGCCAATTGCCACCGGTTGTGACATTCTGAGTACCTCCTTCCAGATTTTTATTTATCCATTCTGTGAAAGGTTTGTTTTTTGGCGCTAGGAAAGTCGATGGGTGCTTGATATATCTCTCTTCTGTACATTCCGCTCTACAGTACGCCGCATAGTTTCGTGCGGCCTGTATCATATCCTTTGCCGAAATATTGGCTTTTATATTGGTGCACCACCTACTGAATGCAGTTTTCTTCTCAACTTTCCTTGGGTAAATACTCCAGAATTCTTCAAACTCTGAAGTATATTCTTGTTTTTGGGCCTTCCCAGCAGTTTGGGCAACATCAAGGGCAGTCTTAGCACATTCCCCATTCGTTGAGGCAGTCTTAGCACATTCCTTGGCCTCTTGTCGTTTTTCCTGATGTTGATTATCTTGGAGCATGCTCCCCTCGCCATCAGGCGGGGGAATATTATTTACACTATCTGTACTGTTATGTACTGTACTGTAGTGTAATTGTAGATTTTTTTTACCGTAAATCTGCTGTATATCTACCTGAAATCTACCTGCTTCTGTTTTTGGTGGTAAAAGTACCATCCCTGCCTGTTCAGGCGTCCTTCCTCCTTTTTTAGAATTGCATGCTCTGCAAGCTACTACAATGTTTTCGACTGAGTTGTCACCATCCGGGTCTATGTGGTCATATGTCCCTCCATCCGCTCCCTTCCTGTCTTTCCAGTTGACAGTCTTTCCGCAGTATCTGCAGTAATCTCCATCCCTTTCTCTTACTGCTTTTATAAGCCTCATGTCTCCATATAAAGCATGCTGCCTCTTTTTGTATTCCTTTTCTTCTTCCCGTCTTTGAATCAATTTTCCCGCATATTCGCTCCAGTCATGAATTTCATATCCATCTTCTTTTTTGTCGATCCATCCTGCATCTACTAATGCTTTAAAAAATATTTCTGAATCGCCTTCCCATTGGGCTGCGCGTGCTATAACTCTCGAGGATATCCCGTCTAATCGACCGCTTGGTGCATTATCTAATGCCCAGAGCCAAAATGTAATTAGGTGACCCATCATATGAACCGGCGATATATCTAAAGCATCAGCTGCATTTAATGTTTTGCGGTGATTCGGTAACGCTTGATGTATCTCGAGCCATGCCATCCATCACTCCCCCCTCCTGTGCTTCGAGTGCTAGTTCATATTCCAGGTGGCGGAGAGATATCTTGGCGGCTATCTCGCGTTCTGTTTTGCCAGTGTACGTTCCTTTAAGGTGTGAATCAAAAAGTGTTATATGGTACTCATCTTCAACCTTTTTACCAAGAACGCCACCAACTTCAACCCCGAGAACCTCTTTGCAAAAGTCATGAATAACCCCCAACATTTGTCCCATCCTTTCCGCACTTTATTTGGTGCACCAGGGCTATTCACCCTGGGCACTTTCGATTTTTTCTTGTTTAAGCTCCATCTCTGCCTTAGTCTTGCGTTCACAAACCCTGCCATATCCTTTCGCTCTTGCATCTTGCTGTTTAAGTCTCCTGTTGCATCTCAGGCAGCGTTCATGATCTTCATGTAATTCCATTGGGTCAATAACTTTTGCCACGGCGCTTCTCCTCCTTTCGTTACACATTTTCAAAAAGTATCTTGCTACCTTGCTCGGTGTTGACCACTTGAATTGTTTGCAGGAACCTTGCTTTCATCAATGGGTCATGGCTAATCGATAGAATTCTCATCTGTGGGAACATACGAGCCATGGTTTCGAGTGCATCTGCATATGCCTGTGTGCCCTCATCATCCAAAAATGGAGCCTCGTCTATAAATAACATTCCGAGTTGCACTCCCGCTCTCTTGGCTTTAAGGTTGGCTAATGCAAAGACTACTGATAACGCTACTTTTACTCGCTGTCCTCCGCTATGGCTAAGGTATGGCATTGTTCCACGGTCGCGTGTGCTTATCCAAACTTCAAGGGCATTAACCTCTTTTTTGTTACTCTTCAGCATCTTCTCGGTTCTCATCTCAATGCTCATCTTGCCTCCGGTCATTTGAGCCAGAATGCTATTTGCCATTGCTTCCAACTCAGGCACTACAGCCTTTGTGATTAAGAATGGTATCCCATCAATGCTAAATGCTTCAGCCAGTGCTTGGTACCTGGTGACCGTACGCACTAGGTCCTGTTCCGCCCTATTTTTTTCTTTCGCCTGTTCTTCTGCTTCGCATATTTCCTGCAGCTGGTGTTTTAAGCCTCCAATCTTGGAATGCAGGTCCTTTTCTCTATCCTGCAAGCTTGCTTTCTGGGTCCGTATCTGCTGTAGCTTCTGTTTCTTGCTTTCTATTCCGGCAATTTCGGATTCTATGTCTTGCTTTCTTTTGTTAAGTACTTGGCCTTCCTGGGTTATTTCATCCAATTCCGCTTTAATTTCGGTTAATCGGTTTGCGGCAAACTTTTTGACTTCCTCTGCTGCTGTAAGCCGTTCCTTTAAGGCAACATACTTTTCGAGGCTATTCATGGTAGCTTTGAGACTTTCAAAGTCGGACCTTTTTTCTTCCAGTTCTCTTATCCGGGATATAATCTCCGTGAGCGTATTTTCTGCTTCCTTTTGTTGAGTATCAAGACTGTATATCTGCTCCTGCAGCACCTGTGCAGTCTGCCTATAACCATCTATCTTGGCTTCCAATTCTGCATATGGTTTGTGCCTTTCTAATTCTTTGGTGATCCTTTCATGATCCGCCGGGTCATACTTGACTGCTTCTGCCTCTTTCAACGCCTCCGTGTACATTTCCATGGCAGCTTGTATCTCGTTTTCCGATATGGTCCTCTGTTCATCTCTTTCCCTTCGTAAAGCCTGCAGTTGCTCTCTGGCTTCTATTGCATCTGTGAGGAATTCACATTTTGCCTTTGTGATGTCTACACAGTTCACCTTATCCAGCATTGCGGTTTTTCTTTCTAGGATTGTTATCTTATCATTCAACCTCTGCAGCTTTGAGTCCCAGAGGGCCTTGGTTGTATCGGCCTTATGCTTTAACTCTACAGCCTTGTTATACTTGCTTGTGTACTCCTGGCGCTTATCATTAAGAGTCTCAACTTGTTTGAGTAACTCTTTGTATGTAGCTGAGTAAGTCTTGATTTCGTCAGCGTTGGATAAGGTTTTATTAACTTCCTCAAGCTTGCTCTGCATATCGTTTTTCTTATTTTTGATGGTTTGAATATTGAGTTCAGTTTGAGCCTTCCTTGCCCGGAGCGCAGTTAATTCAGGCGTAGTGGCTTCTATTGCCGTTATCCTTGTCTTCATTTCCTCGTAAATCCTAACATTATCCTGGATAATATCCCGCTGCGAAAGAAGCCTTTCCGCATCGTTCAACTTGGCCTCAATATCTGTCTGTTCTTTGGCCTTTGCTGCATACTTGCTTCGTAGGGTTATAATGTTTTGATTTATCTGGTTAAGCTCTGACATCTTTACATCTGCGATCTGAACCTCAGCCTGCAGGGAACACTCTTTGGCGTCTACATCATCAAGCTGCGCGACTATGTCCAGAAGCTCGTCTTTATACTTGGCTATTTCATCTTTGACCGCGGCAGCATTAGCTGCTTTGGTTTCAAGTAAAACCCTTTCGGCTTTGGTAGCTGTAATCTCCCTATTAACTTCTGTGATTTTCTTTTTGGCCAACTCCTCCAATTCCTCATATACTTCCATTCCAAGCATATTACTGAGGATTCTCATGCGCTCCGTCTTGTCCGCCTCAAGGAACACCGCATATGCATCCTGCATTATCAGGACACATGATTTGAATGTTTTCCCGTCCATGCCTAGCAGGTCAATAATCCTCTGTTGAGTATCAACTGTTTTATCAGCACTACGATCCTTCCACTCTTCTCCGACCTTTTCAGAAAGGTTTAAGGTAATCTTGCCACCCTTTGTCCTCGACCTTGATACTCTCCAGATGGTGTTTCCCATGCGGAATGTAAAGGCTATTGCACCGCTTCTGGCGCTTTCATTGGTTGATATCCATCCGGTCAGTTCACCTTCTCGCGGTTCCTCAAACAGGCAGTCATACATGGCATCCATGAAGAATGCGCTTTTTCCTACGCCATTAGGACCGTTAACCGTTGCAAATCTTACCTTTGTAAAATCAAAGCTTTGCTCCTGATAGCTGCGGTAGTTTTTGACTTCGAGATGAAGTGGTTCAAACAAACCTGATAATCTTCCTGTAGGTCTTTTGGCCCCTGCTTCCTCAATCAGCGGCTTTGCAAGTCCGCGTAAAATCTGAATCTCTTCTTCTGGCATCTCTTTGGCTTTCATCCACATGGTCAGTGTCTGCTCTGGCACCATGGTTTCATCCATTTCCGCTCTCGTAAGTTCTTCGGTAATACGCGCAGGCACAATCTCCTGTACCCAGAAAGCTCCCGCTGCATATAAGTCCTTTTCAAGTTTTGCTTTGTCGAGCATTTTGTTGGTTTCGGCATTACAGGTATATCTAACCCTGATAATTTTGCCGTGATAGTCTTCGAGCGGTTTCCATGCAGTCACGTTCTCTGTCCCATTCAGATAATCGTTGATTTGTTCCTGATCCGGCTCCAAGGTTAGAAATTCACGGGCAGGTGTCTTTAAAAACCTGCTGCCTTTGTATGTCCACGTTTCATCTGCTGACATGAATTCATGAATCCAGAAACCTTTTTCCGTACCTTCATCATTAAATGTCAAAGCGTTTATGCTTCCGCTGTAGAAAACTGGCTTTTGGCAAAAAGGCACCTTTTGAGCCTTATGAATATGCCCCAGGCATACAAGGTCAAAGGTGCTGCTGTCTATATCTGTTGGCCGGAGACATATCTCACTTTCCATAAACACACTGTTTCCGTTATCATACTCGGCTCCTGTTACTGTATAGTGGCCAGCAAGTATGGCTGGCATGCCTGATTGAATTTGTGCACTGAAGCCTCTTATGATATCTGCCAAGCCATCGCTACATACTTGATTTGCTGCAGCTGCATCCAAACCTGGGTTATTTGCTAGGAAATGCCCCTTGTCAATTCCTGGCAGTGCAGCTATTTGCACAGGATAGCCTTCTCTTGTGTGGAGAGTAACTATCTCCGGCTGATATGCTATTTTGATATTGCTTCTGCTGCGGAGCCACTTTTCAAGTGTATAAAAGGATTCACGTGAGTCGTGGTTTGCAGTTCCAAAGAGTGCTAGTACTGGCGCTACCTGCGAAAGTTCAGTTAGCCATTCTCCGATTATCTGGGTTTCTCGCAGGGCCTCATCTCCCCACAGCTTGCTCTTGTTAGTAAGGTCTCCGGCAACAACTATCAAATCTACCTGCTCAATGAAAGCCTGCTCCCGGATTGTGCGCATGCAGGAAATAATATCCTGCATGCGGGCATTCTGACCGTTTATAACTGGTCCTGGATATTCGCCCAGGTGTATGTCTGCACAGTGTAAAATCTTTAATGTTTTCATGACCTTTCCCCCTTTGAGTTTTGGTTATTTCTTTTTCTGGCATTTGTAGCAGAGCGGCATTCCGATGTTTTCAATGCTGTACTGGTAGACTCTCTCGGTTATCTCCGCTCCACATTCATGGCAAGTTCTATCAGATGCTCCATTTGTATGTCCGCTATCTGCATGCTCTGCGCCACCTTCGTGTTCCGCTGCTTCATCCTGATGATCCTGCAACTCACCTGCAGAGGTTGCTTCCTCGTCGTCGATAGAGCCCGCAAAATTCCCATCATCCTCAAATACATGCTCGCCGGAGAAGTCCTGCATGTCATCCGGTATGTCCCGTATAATGTTATTAGGATTGCTCATGTCCATCATGCTTGCTGTCATTCCCGCAGGCGCTGCGGCAGAAAACAGATTGCTCATTGCCTTGACTCCGTTTTCAATAAGCATTCTCTGTACCGTCGGGTCGCTATAATCCGGTGAAAAGTCTATTCTCGGTACAAGGAATGGCTTGTCGAGTTCGTCTTTTGTGTATGCCTGTTTCATGGATAAGGCAGCCCGTATAACTCTTTCCATTGCTCCAGTCTCTGCTCTTGCCAGCTTGTGCTTCCTCCATTGAATCATTGCTGCCCTAGTCTTGGCTTTGGCCCATTCCTCCGGGGTCATTCCCTGTAGCTTTTCCTTATCCTTTTTGTCACCGGCGGCTAGTTCCTTGGCTTTTTTAAGGTTTTGCTCCATTAATTCATCCTCAATCACTGTAAGGTCGATTTCCTTTTTAGCGGGTATAACCTGCCAGTTTCCGGCCGGGAGCCTAATGCCTCCTACTGCTTGGTAAAGGACATAATCCCTGCTGACCGTTATGGGTCTACACTCTGGATAGTGCCATGTAATCCCTGCGGCTTGCGCTATTTTCATCAGCGCTGGTTTTGCGAGCGCAAACTGATCCACATACTTCGTAGTAAGCTTACCATTTTCAAAAACCTTTATTGGTTTTGCTTCTACCGGGAAAACTTCACCGTAGTTCGGATCCTGGTTTACATTGACTGCTGTAACTCTTATCTGATGCCATGGTGAAACCTGCATAATTTCCGTTGTGGGCATTAAAAGATTTGCTTTTTTGGGATCATAATTTGCGAGCGCTGCAATATTCTGAACAGCAGCTTCCTCTCTCTTTTCCTTAACGCTTTGAATCGCCATAAACACATCTCCTTTCACGCTATCTTTTTAAGATCTGCCTTGTGCTGAAGCAGGATTCCAAGCTCGGGGGTGTCTCCTCTGCGTTGTGCATCCTCAATCGCTTTATCCAGTGCTTCAGCTACCGACTGTTTGTACTCAGGGATAATACCTGTGTACGGCTCTACTTTCTTAAACCTTTTAGGCCTTCCGTATTCATAAGGCTTCCTTGTGGCAATATGGTTTTTGAAAATAATCGCGTGCTGACTCGGATATTCCAAAACTGCCATAATGGTTGTATCAAAGTAACCATCGTGCCCAGTACTTATTCCTTCGATTCTGCAAATATATTTTCCGTAGCCTTCTTCTGATGCGACTACAAAATCTCCGATTTTCATTGATTTATCCCACTCCTTTCTGATATAATGGGATATGGTGGTAGGTTGCCTTAAGAGGCAGCCGTTTTTTATTCTTTGGTCTACTTTGTAGCAATGTTCTGCAATTTCTATAACTTGCTGCAAGTAGGTCATTTTTTTAAACTTTATCCGGTTAAACTTGATGTCGTCTGTGGTCATTTGCATTACTGTCTTGAATTCATCATCGCTTATCTTTCCGACGGCAGCCTCTACAAGATCTCTTATCAAGTTATCTGCCTCCTTTCTGATAAGCCATACGAACGGCCTCATCTTCTGTGTACTCGTCCATAAACGCTTCCATCAAACCTATAAATGCGTCTTCATCAAGGTCCTGCTGTTTTGCTCTCCTGAATGCAAGCACAGCGTATGCTATTGCTTGGGTATTGGTCATCAACTAATCCCTCCTTGTTCATTCCTTATGGCGGTGCATGAACAGTGTTTTATTTGCTTTAGTATGGCTTCGACCCGCTTCTCGGCTGCCTGTATTCGGTATATGGCTGCATCGATGAGATCTGGATCATGAGTCATGTTATTAAACACGTTTTGAGCTATCTCAAGCTCTGTAATGGCCGCCTTATATTCATCGATCATGCCTGTCTCTCGCCTCCTTCCTCGTGTATTTCTTTAAGCCAGGTTTTTATGTCCTTGAACATCACCGGTATGCCACATACAACAAACCATGATAGGAAGCCTGCCATAAAAAGCCTGACAATAAAATCGAGTGTCTTAAACATGCCTGTATCCATACTTCACCTTCTCTTCAGTGTTTTTGCTCCAGCACCTCTAATTCTTCCGGATAATAAACTCGCCAGCTGCCTTCGATTGCAACCAGACCGTATCTTCCAATGTCTCTTACTTTTCCTTCTAGTCCTGTTTGCTTAACTCTCACCGTCATTCCTCTGGTTACCGTGATTCCGTCAATGTCAACACTGGCTGCCAGCCCAAAGATTTCATACAGTGTCGGGAGTTGCTTCACGCCTATCCCTCCCTTCCATTTTCAAGATTTGCTATTTTTACAGGAGACACCATGCAACCAATGTTTAAAGGCGTCATGTTCTCAATAGCTTTGTCCAAATCTCTTTCACTGTGTATCCCATATTTTGCTAGCTCTTTCCAAATAGCCTCAATGTTTGGTTTGCTCATGCCTCAATCCCCCTTATAAGCTCATTTGTGTACCTTTTGCCGCATCTTTCGCAGAACAAGTCACTTTGAAAATATTACAGCCATTGCCGCTCCTGCCATTTCGCTTATTTCACGCTCAACCGTCTTCCATCGCTGCTGTTCGGAACCATCAATCTTACCGTCGCATACAATCTCTACCATTGCTGTCTGTATTGCTCCGACATCTGCCGTTTCTTTCTGTAGTCTTAATACTGCCATTGCTAGGTCTGAAATCTGAATATCTGGGAGGAATCTACGCCCGACTTCGCTTGCTTGCTTTAAATGCTGATATCCAAGCCAGTAAGCTTTGTAAAGGTCAATCATTTTGCATACAATATCATCCGGTGGGATTGTCCTTCCTGCCTCATACTCGGCAATCGACCTAACCGATATATAAAGCATTTCTGCTGCCTGTTCCTGTGTCAATCCGGCAGCTTTTCTGGCTATCTGGTAAATATTTTCGCAACGTCTCTTCATTCCGCTCTCACCTCCTTTCGGGTTAAAATGCTTATAAAGAATGTTGCCGTTCTACCAAAGCCTGCCGAAAAACTGCCTTTCCATGGTGCCATGTCTTGGGAGGTTCTCTCCCTTCTCACCGCACTTTACTCTGCCACCTCCTCGCATACCTGACGGTTTTTGAAATCGTAGTAGACCATTACACGCCCAGCGTTGGTTTTTCTGAATACTCCAAAGTAATTTTGTGTACGCGTAATAATCATTGGGCATATTGTCTTTGCGTCTTTTCCGTATTTTTCTTCAAGGTAGTTATTAATTTTATTTGCAGCTTCGTTTAACATGTGCTGTACCATCCTGCGCCACCTCTGTATATCCTTTTTGCTTTAACAACTTAGACAGCCAATCAAGTCCCTTAGGTGTGACAAAAACCTGTGAGTAAAGCTCTATCACGTCTCCTTTTTTGATGGGATGCTGCTTTACTATGAAGCATCCTGAATTGATATATTCCTGATAAGGCAAGTGATAGTTGCCGTTTTTATATAGGACCTGCTCTTTGCGTAATATCTCAAACAGTTTGTTTTGCCCTATTCCCCTGATGCTTAGACTTTTTGCGGCCTCGTTGATTGTGAGATTCCCAACGGCATTCATAAAAGTGTCATACGATTCCGCTTTGGGCGTAAGCGTTGCAATCTGCTGTTCCTTCTCTTCTAGAGTTCTTGCTATCTGATACATGAATTTGCTGTCCAGTTTTACGTGTGAAAGGATGGAATACATACCTGTTTTGCGGATATTTTCTATGACATCCCAAACCCAGTCCATGAAGGCATCCGCTTTTGGTTGTCTGCTGAAACGGCAAATTTCGTATATGCCTTTATAACTGTAAACTGTCATTCCCCTTGTTACTTCGCGGTTTCCTTCAACTTTCCTCAAATTGAGGGTAGTTGAAAATTTGTCTAATCTGTCGTGATTGCGGTCATGGATGTTTGCTATTGCTTTGTCAGGGTCGGCATATTCCAAAGCCCTGCCTATCTGCTCTCTGGTCATCCAGATTTCTCCATTTTGGTCCTGCCAGAAGTCGCAAGCAATAGAACCGAATCTTTCTGATTTGATTAGCTGCATTGTTGACCCTCCCTTTACAACTACAGTTTTGCTGGCAAAATAATGAACTCATCAAATTTCAGATTATTATTTTGGCAATACGCATAAAGTCCGCCAATAAATTTTGCTCCTGCCTGGCTATCGGAATTCAAAAATCTATGCAATTGAGGTGTTTCGATTCCTATAGCCAAAGCGCATTGCCTGTAGTTTCCTTTAAAATACTTTTCAAAAATATCCTTCCTGAATTTCTCTTTATTGATTAGCATTAGTCACTCACCTCCTTGTACTGAGGTGGTTGTTACCGCACCTCTTTTTGCAAGTGTTTAATATATGTAATATTACCTCTATGTAATATTAACTGTACTAAATATATCACATATGTTAAGTGTAGTCAATGATTTTTTTATTTCTTTATTTATTTACGTATGTTTGTATTGATTACAGTTAATGTTTTTAATAAAATTAATTTATAGGGGTGTGTTGATGATATGGAAAATTTCAATAAGAAACTTTTTGCAGAGTTATTGACAAAAGCTAAAGGCGATCGTTCAATTAATCAATTTGCTATGCATTGCGGAATTAGTTCAGCCCACATTTCTAGGCTTTTAAGGGAGCTTGTTGATACTCCTCCGAGTCCTGAAACAATTAAAAAACTTGCTGACAAAGCATATAACGGTGTTACATATATGGATTTAATGGCAGCAGCTGGTCATATAGTAAAAGAGTATAAATCTACAATTGGAATTAGTAGTTCAGTTACTGCTTACTCTATCCCGAAAGGGGTAAAAGATCCCATTAAATATATTGAAGAACACCCTGAATCCGAAATTAAAAATAACGATATCGTTTTCGACAATGATCTTAATATGCTAAATAAATATTATAAACAGTTGCCTGAGGATCTTCGCACCGTTGCTACCAATATAATAGATAATTTTACTCTACTGGTGTTCAGAGATATTCAGAAACAAGATAAAGCACGGCTGCAGATTTATAATGACATTTTTAAAACTTTGCAGGAATTTAAAATAAAAGCAAGGGACTTTGCAATTAAGAGAAACACTCTTGACCTGCCGAGCTCCTTGACTGAAATAATGGAGATTCAGGCAAAATATAAAGGGGATATAGGGCTGCTTCTTGACAAACTAGTCCAGACATATCTTGAATCAAACAGCGACGCTAAAAAAGCCATGGACGAAATGTCATCAGCATTAGAGAAGCACGCTTGAAGAAAAATAAAAAATGGAGGATAGATTGACATGAACAAAGAAGAAAAGATATTGGAAAAACTGGAATTAATTCAATCGCAACTTAAAGAGCATGGGCAAACACTGGAGTTGGTTCAAACGCAGCTTAAAGAACATGGTCAAATGTTATCGGCATTAATACACGCTTCGGAAGTCCACAAAGCGGACAACGATAACCTTGTACATCAAGTTGCAAAACTTTCAGGAGAAATAAAAGAAGGATTTAAAGAGGTAACTGAAATCCAGAAATCCCTGCTTGAAATGTACGGCAGCCATGAAGCAGAAATAAGGGCGCTGAAGCGCAGGCCAGTTTGAAAAGGAAGTGAGTGATTCCTTGATAATCGATTTTAAAACTAAATTTGCAGAAAAGTATATAAAATCCGCATCTTTCAAGGTCAACCAACAAGTTTTCTCAGATTTTTTTAAACCTGAGTACGTTGCAAAAATACCGCTTATGAACAAAATCCCGGCAGGTACGCCTTTGGAAGTCATTGATAATGTGGAAGCATGGGTAAGCGTTCCTGAAAGTCTTATCCATGATGGAGACTATTTTTATCTGCGGGTTCAAGATAATAATTTGAACAGTAGCCGGATTTATAAAGGCGATATTGCACTTGTCCGCTGTCAAAATAATGTAGAGGACGGCATGATAGCAGTTGTACGGATTGACGGTGAGGATGGAAAGCTAAAACGCATAAAAAAGCAAGGAACAGAACTTTTTTTATTATCAGATGATTACTTGCCTGAACCCATGGCAATTAAAAAGGACCGAATAGCAATTATAGGAAAGGTTATAAAGGTTGAATTTGAACCTATAAAATAAGTGGAGGTAGTAAAATGCTAAGTAACCTTAAATTTGTTTTGCGTCTTATTGTATTTATACTATGTGGGGCAGGGCTTTTACTTTTTGTTATGGGATTTTTTTCTACAACTCCCATAATAGCAGCTTTTGCCCTCTCGATATACTTGGCAATTAAACTTGTTGAACATGCCGAAAAAAACAACGAAACCAAGGATAACTAATTATTATAGCTTTAGACATATTAATAGGGAGTTGTGTATAATGTGGAAAACAGTTTTTCGCAGTTTGTGCTTATGTAAAGTATGTGGCAGTTTAACATTCCCTTTAGCAAAATTGAATTTTCATGGCATGTGTAAAGACTGTTTTTTAAAATTTCAATTTGCTAATCGTTCTGTGCAAATAATTCGGGAATCTCTTGGTATTATTAAAAAAACTAAAAACCCAGAAACAGGAATTAATAGGGTTTTATTAATTATGTATCATCTTGATGTTATAGAGCCATATGCTAATGCCAAGATTATAGATATTCCAGTCTCCGAAATGAGAGAATTTATGAAAGAATGTTATTCGAGCTATTTATCCGAAATTGAGGTTATCAATATAAAAAAGCGTAAAAAAATAATTCCTCCTCGTCTGGAAGATTATAAAACACTCTACCATGATAAAAAGTAGGTGAGATACTCCTTATGAAAAAAGCTGCATTATATGTTAGAGTGTCCACATCAATGCAAATCGATAGGGATTCGCTTCCTTTTCAACGGCAGGAGTTAATCAACTATTCAAAGTATGTACTGGGGATTGATGACTACGAAGTGTTTGAGGATGCAGGATACTCCGCAAAGAACACAGACCGGCCAGCATATCAATCCATGATGGCAAGGGTAAGAGCAAAGGAATTTACACACATCCTTGTATGGAAAATAGACAGAATAAGCAGGAATTTGAAAGACTTCACAGAAATGTACGAGGAAATCAAGAAATACGGAGTAACCTTTATATCAAAAAATGAACAGTTCGACACTTCTACTGCTATGGGCGAAGCCATGCTTAAAATTATTCTGGTATTTGCCGAATTGGAACGCAAGTTAACTGGAGAGCGCGTATACTCCATTATGTTGTCAAGGGCAGAAAAGGGGCTTTGGAATGGTGCAACCGTACCTTTGGGTTATAAATGGTGTGATGAAACAAAATTCCCTGTAATAGACGAGGAAGAAGCTGCTGTTGTGAGGTATATATATAATCTCTATGAAAGCAACCATTCAACACAAAAAACCGCCTATCAGCTTAATCTTGAAAATGTGAAAACAAAGCGAGGTGGCAAATGGACGCCTAAGACTGTGGGGGATGTGCTGCGCAACCCCTTTTATATTGGCACATATCGGTATAATGTAAAAACAAGTCCGGACAGGCGCTGGAAAGACAAAAACGAATGGGTTGTTGTCGAGAATAACCATCCTGGAATCATTGATATCGAACAGTTTGAAAGGGTAAACCGGATACTCGACGAAAACTACAGAGGTGATAGTCAGTACCAGAGAGCAAACATAAACACCCATATTTTCTCAAAGCTTATTTTCTGTGGAAAGTGCGGCTCTAGGTGTGCTGCTGGTCTTGATGTTGCAAGAAAGGATGGGTACAGGCCATCACGATATACATGCTATTCTGCAAAATATGATGAAAACCACTGCAACAACTTCATAAGTGATATATCCCTGCTACCGTTCATCTTAAACTACATAGCCAATTTTATTAGACTGCAAAGTGTGGTTACCCAGAAACATTCCTTGAGGGATATTGAGAGGATATTGCTGCGTGGGGAACCATTCGTTGATGTGATTGGCATTGACAAAAAAGGGCTTGAAGCAACTTATACAGCTTTTGCCTTGGGATTTGAGGATAAGGAATACCGCATGTCAGATGATAAAATAAACGCTTCCCCTGCGGCTGACGATATTGAATTGGAAAACTTAAAAAAAGAAAAGCTTAAGTATGAAAAAGCCTTGGAACGCCTTGAAAACCTTTATCTGTTCTCTGATGAAGCTATGTCAGAAAAGGAGTTCCTCTTTAAAAAGCGGGATATAATGCAGAACATAGAGCGCATAAATAGCAGTTTGAATGAGATATATGAAAAGAAAATCAACTCTGATTTGAATGCGGACATGTCTTTTTTACAAAAAGCAGGATACTTCTTGGTCAACCAGCAACTTGCTAACAAGCGATACATAGATTACAGAGAGCTATTGGATATGGTTGACAAAACAGTTATAAGAGATTTTGTCCAGACCGTAATTGAAAAAATAGTCGTAAATGACAAAAAGGTTATGTCTATAACCTTTAAAAACGGAATAGTCCATAACTTTGCCTACAAGGAGAAGTCCAAGCAGAAAATCAGGACTAGGGAAAAGTTTTTGTATCTCTCGTATGAACCTCAGCTTCTTGAATATCTAAAAGAACACAAATTCGTCACCAGAAAGGATGTTGAAGAAATGACAGGCATGAGCAGATCCGGGGCTTATTCAATCCTTAAAGAATTCGAAGACAGGGGTATACTAGAAAGAAGGGGCAATTCGATAGCAATTAAATACTACCTGAAAGAAAATCAGACCACTTAATCATATAAGTGGTCTTTTTTACCCATGTGGGTTATGCTTGTATTTGCAATGCTTTGTAGCAATCATATTTACTTTTACTCTCGGACACCCAAGGGTATAAAATGCAACTTTTTTCATCATAGTACCTCTCATTTTTTGTAATAATATTGTTGCTATCATCGTAACGGTATAGAATTAACATTTTACATCTATCATGCCGTTACGATTTTA